CATTACTTTATTCTCCCTGCTCTCTTAGAGCCAATTGATAATTTACCTAATGCCCAAGACTCACTGGCTGTGCTATTTTTTAGGACAACACCTAAGTATTTTGCTCTGGCACGTTTTCGTATTCTGTGTTGTCTACCTGAGCCTGTTAGTGTGACTGTGTGGAGTGGTGTACCTCCATCCTGTACTGATTCTACCAATGTTTCAGAGTCATCATTAACATGGATGTCTACTGTAATCCCATCAGAATCCGCATGAGAACCACCAGTTGCTCCGCCTGCCAGAGATACAGTTGTAGTCGTTAGTCGCCCACGTCCGTCATCATCCTCTTCATCCAAGTCCCGTATAGGCATGAGGCATTCAGAGACGACTGCTTGATCTGTCGCACCTATGTCATCATCCTTTGCACTGTCATCGAATATTCTAATGTACCCGTCCTTACTGCCGACAAGTAGATCAGAGTTTGCTGCTGTGTTCGACGGATAGTATAGCATGGAGTAAGCACCACACTCATCCGGGTATGTCTCAGGGAAGAAACCCTTTGACTTAATGTTGTAAAAATAATTTGAGTTACTACCATCAGCCAGCAGTGTTATACTGACAACGATACCGTCTCTACGTTTATCATATCCCAAGACAATTCTGTGTGTCGTAGGGTCAGCAGCTTCATCTTCCAATAACTTAGGAATACTAAACTGCGATATATTCTCAACTAAAAGTGTGCCTCTCTGTATTCTGGTTATCCCATCAGTACTAAATAAATACAAGTCCCCAATACCATCAAAACACCAAGACTGTGCTCCAAAGACTCCTGTGAAGTCGTCGAGCGAATGAAGCTCACCACCCACAGCAGGGTCGCCTTGCAAGTAATGTATACTTGTTGCACACCCAAAAAACATATAGTCATCATGGAACGGAATTAAAGCTCTAACGATGTCACCAACTTTACCTGCGTCTGCGTTTGTACCAGCTACAGGAGTTTGAGCATCGTTCGCTACATAGGCAAAGTCAAACGGATTCAACTGCCTGCTCATGTACCATTGATGAGGGTCATTAGGATTGCCAGCCAATACTGCACGTCCTCTGTACCATGCACCAAGATATGCTTTCTCAGGCATTGCCCCAGAACTGTCGTCAGGGTACACTGTCCAATCGTATCCATGTGGTGCTGTACTTGCTTCGTCTACCGAACTAGGGAATCGTGTCTCTGGGTCCATACCTCCACCAGATAATGTTTCACCTCCACCCGTTATAAATGTACCTGCAAGAGTGTACCCATAGATAATACCTTTCGCAGTATCAACATGATCAACTGACATAGTTGCTCCCGAACTCAAACCAGTGATTATTGAACCTCTGGTCGGTACGGTAGTCAAAGCTGAATCAAGTGTAAGCTTAGTGTTGGAGAAGTCAACTATCTTGAAGTTCTCCCCATTAACAACGAAAGCTTTTTGAAGACCGGAGAACATGTTGAGATTGTCTGAGGTGTCTACTGTTATACCTGTTACTTCTGTAAGTGTTCCAGCCATGCTTCCCTCCGCAAATACTGTGTTGTTTCCACTCGCTACCAAGTGACTTTTATTTACTTGTTGATCTATGGATATAGCCATGTTTAAGTCTCATACCAAATTTTATTATTTGAAGCAGCTACCAATCTGCGAAGTGTAGCTAGATTAGTTGCTGGTGGAGTAAATACGTCTCCCTCTGTTCCCCATGCCTGAAACCAATTACAAAATACTGCACTAGCAGGACCCCAAGTAGAACCTGCGTCAGCAGATTTAGAAGACCATGTACTGACGAAATCATTTGAGACTTGACGCTCCCAACTCAGTTCATTACCACCACCCACACCAGTAGAAGTATACAAAACAATAGAATATTCCGTTAATGCGGTGAGTGCAATTGGTGTGTCTAAGGTCAGAGTAAAGTCGGCATCCCACTCATTAGGTACATCTTCCTTATCTCTGGTCAAGGTAGATAAAACACCCCCGGTCGGCTTGTGGTCTACGTCAGCCAGATAAAGTTCAAAAACACAATCTACTGTTTTTGGTGAAGAAGCAAATTGCTTCACTGACACAACAACGTATTCCAGATTATAGTCTACTTGTGGTATGAACGTGACGGCCAGTCTTTCGTCACCATCGGCAAGTTCATTCATTCCCGGTCTTGATACTTCGTCTGAATTAAATTTGGTTGCCATTAGATCACCGAATTAACAAAACACATTGCAACCACTGGCTGCTCTGCTGCTCCTATTTGTGTACCGTTTGCCCACTTGTCCAGCCCCGGCCTCTGGCCGATACGTATCCTCTTTTCTAACGTATCGACCGGACGTACATTGTTAAGCTGTTCAGAAGTGAGATCAGGGGCATGTCCCGTAAGACTCCCCCTGTATATCCCCCGGATTGGGGGTAGTATCTCAGCCATCTTATGATCTCCAAAGCAAGTTTACTTTGTCTGCTGCTGTTCCATCAAAGAACAGGAGATTTGTATTACTGATAGCAAGTGGTAGAGGATGGTTAGTAACACCATCTGGAAGAAGTGGACCTGATGCTGCATTTACATCGGAGTTTCCGATGTTGACATCTTTGGCTTCTTCTACCCATATGATAACTTCTCGACACTCTTGATCAGCACCCTGACCCTCACCATCAGAGTCTAGGGTTATTACCTCTGTTCCAAATGAACCAGAGACTATTCCACTGGGTGTTGCATTATCTCTATAGTTCTTAACTGCCATCGTCTACTCCTAACCTAGCATGATTTCATTAACTGGACCGTCTGTGAGTTCTACGTTTGTACTCAGATAGAATACTTCAACCAGCATCTTACCAGCAGTGATCAAACCAAAATCACTATTACCTGTTACCGTCAACAGTACACTAATGTCTGCACTCTCAGCAACAAGACCAGCATCCGCACTGATGAAAGCTGACTTAACTGAATTGCGAACCGCAGCGAGAATGTTATGAGTTGTGTTACCACTGTACTCATTAGAGTCTCCTGCTGTACCAACTGCGAGGACGGCGGTTGTATCACCAACGAAACCATCCTTTACTGTTACCTTACTACCAATAACAAAGGAACCAGCAGGAATCTGCTTATTCATATTCAGTGTACCATCAGTTCCAGTACCGTCTGTAAGATCAGCTACATTGACGATCTGAGAAACTTTTCTGATGCCCATACCTGTGTCGCTCATTTCAAGCTGTGCGTTTGTATTATCAATACTCATTGTTTACCTTTCTTAAATTTCTTGTCCGTATACCGTATAGGTTCCCTGTGGAATCCATAGTTTACGATATGCAAAAATACTTACCTGACGAATGTTACTATCCATCACTTGTCCAACCGTGTCTGGTGCAATGCCCATATCCTTTCGGATTAACTGCTGAATCATATCAACAGCCTTTTGTGTCTGCACCCCAATAATCTCATCCTGTTCATTCTCTGCAACTGCAAGGCAGCACTGTAGTATCGCTTCCGACTCAAGAATACCACCGATAAATAAGTCTTCATCATTCTCTGGTTTCGGAGGAGCCATTACAAACGTACTGTTTATTACTGATCGGGCAGTAGGGGTAGGATATACAATCAACTCCTTAGTTGAACCCACCTTTGAGTCAAACTTTCCTGTGCGTATTGCATACACCTCTGGGTAGCTTCTGAACTCAAGCATGTTTCTACTTGACATTATTGCTCGCTCTGATGTCTTGATCATCTTGGACGATCTCTCTTCTTCATCGTACTCAAGGTTTCGTTCAAAGCGTTCAAAGTGTTCGGGCAGTTCATATTCCCATTTGTTTGTTTCCAGTTGAAGCTTCCACGGTTGTTTTAGGTAACTCCAAATATAAATTTCCGAGTCTCTGGGATTGACAGGAAGCAGAAATTTCATGTAACCTCTGAATACAATATCTTTCGCAGATGTTAAGTCGTCGCCCGTTGGAGTTGAACCTGTACCTAAGTAGGACGACACCTTAGAGTATACGTCTTGAAAATTCCATTTCATACTTGCCATATTAAATCCTCAATAAGACGATGACGGTCATCCTTGACCATTCACCATCGGAGACAGTTATTTCTTATCTAACATGAACACTCTCAATATCATTTCCTCATAAC